CAACAATCAAACAACCGGTGCTAACGTAGATGGATCTGGTATTGATGTAGGAAATCCAGCAATTGCCACCTGGAGATATAGCAATGCCACAGCAAGTTGGCAAAGTAATGTTGCTGTAATGCCCACAGCCAATGCCACGCTGGCATTAGGCGGCAATGCCAATTACTGGTCCACTGTGTTTGCAAACACAGCATCTTTGGCCGGTAATGTTACCAGTACTGGTGCTGTAATCTCAACTATCAATGCAACCACAATCAGTGCCGCAGGTAACATCACCGGAAATTACATTTTAGGTAACGGTGCTTTGCTAACATCAATTACTGGTACCAATGTCACAGGTGCAGTGGCCAATGCAACATTTGCCACGTCAGCTGGTAGTGCAGGCACAGTAACAACCGCCGCTCAACCAAACATTACTAGTGTTGGTATTTTATCTAGTATTAGTGTAACTGGAAATGTCAACGCATCACAATTTGTTGGCAATGGCGCACCATTAACAACAATCACTGGAGCAAATGTTTCGGGCACAGTGGCCAACGCCACTTATGCCACAAGTGCAGGTACTGCAACCACAGCAGGAACTGTGACCACAGCCGCACAAGCTAATATTACTAGTGTTGGCACGTTAACTTCACTAGCAGTAACAGGTAACACCACAAGCGGTAACTTGCTAACAGGTGGACAAATTAGTGCGGCCGGCAACGTCACAGGCTTGAACTTTTTTGGTACTATCCAAACAGGCAGCCAACTAAACATCACCCAAGTTGGAATGTTGAGCAGCCTCAATGTCACAGGAAATATTGCTGGTGGCAACATAACCACTGCTGGACTAATTTCGTCAACCGGAGTCATTACTGGAAGTCAGTTTAATGGATCCGGTGCTGGCCTAACATCAATTCCGGGCGCCAATGTCACTGGCACAGTGGCCAATGCCACTTATGCTACTTCTGCAGGATCAGCAACAACCGCTACATCAGCAACCACTGCCGGAACAGTAACAACGGCTGCACAAGGCAATATTACTAGTGTTGGTACATTGACATCATTAGCAGTCACTGGAAATATCACCGGAGGAAATCTTTCAATCTCGGGTGCAGTATATGCTGGTGCCGCAACCGTTGATCCATCATCGGTGGCTGGGTTCGCTGCTGGACAGATTAATGAATCAACAACCGGCTTTGCCGCCCCAGGTATAGTAATAGGCGGTTCTGCAGGTCAGCATGGTGCAATTGTGTACGGCGCAAATACTATGTATTTTGGTACTGAGGCTGGAACTGACAATACAATGAACACCAGAATGACACTGAATTCGGGTGGTGTATTAAGTGTAACAGGAAACATTACAACTACTGCCAATATTGCCGGCGGCAACATTAACAATACCAACGCCAACGGTGTTGGTAACATTGGTTCAAGCGCAACATATTTTAACACAGTATTTGCCAAAGCAACGTCGGCACAATATGCCGACTTGGCAGAGATGTATGTTGCTGACGCAGATTATCCTCCAGGTACTGTGGTAGATTTTGGCGGAGTTGAAGAAATTACACAAACAGTAGCACCTGCTAGTACAGCAGTTGCCGGAGTTATATCAACCAATCCCAGCTACATTATGAACTCGGGGCAACAAGGAAAACATGTGCTACCAGTTGCGTTAACTGGTAGGGTTCCGTGCCGTGTACAAGGGCCTGTGAGCAAAGGAGATGTGCTAGTATCTAGCACCCGACCAGGTGTGGCCCAACGTATAGGTACACAATATCAACCAGGATGTGTAATTGGAAAGAGTCTAGGATACATTGACGATGACAGTATTCAGACTATTGAAGTTGTTGTGGGAAGATTCTAATTTTTCTGGAAAGCATTTTCAATAGACGCAAGTTTGGTCTGAATGCTTTCTAAATTAACTGTGGACCACAAGCCAGGATGCATAGGGCGAGGCCATGTGCCTTGATCAATCCAGGCATAGCCAAGATGTTCGTCGTTCAGCACAGGCACAAACTCCTGATCAACAACACACACCCAGGTGTGATATTCAAATATGCCATCTGCTGATGTGAACTTTTCTAATGGCATGAGTCTAGTGTAAGCAGGAAAGCTGCCAAGTTCTTCCACACACTCACGTTCCATGCCGCCAAGTAATGTTTCGCCTGTTTCAATTTTGCCACCAGGCAATCCCCATGATCCAGGATGTTTAGAGTCGTTGCGCAACAAGTACAGGTATCTGCCAGTGACCTGGCTTAGAAACCACACACCCACTGCTTTCACAGTACTAGGCTCCACGTGCCTCCGGGATAGATACCTTGATATGATTTGATCCACATTTCACCAGTCCACTCGTACTGTGTGCCTGTGGTGATGTTTGTGACATACTGTACAGCAGTGGCATCAGCAGACACAAACACAATACGCCAGCGTGTGCCATTCCACTCAATAATGTCATTGGCCATGGCTACCAAAGGCTGACCAAGATCTCCAATCCATGCTTCAGGGTTTGCAGAGTTATCATAGTTGCCTGTTGGCTCTGTTAGCAAATAACGTTGGCCTAAAGCCGGCACAGGCAAGCCGTCACCAGGAGCACTGGCCAGTGGATTGATAATTGCAGTAATTGGGTCAAGTGTGTTTTGCGGAGCAGTATCTTGGTCCACATTAAACAACACCAGCCGGTCATCATTGGGATCAATTACAATGGTGCCAATGATGGGATTGGCAGTATCTTCTGTGTTGGGCGGATTGTTCAAGCGTATTTGGCTAATACCCGGACGCAGTGTACCATACGCATTGATCACAGCTGGCCACAACAACGGCGAGTCACCAACAATGGCAGTGGGATCTAGATCTTCATAACTGCCATTGGGCACCACCACGGGATTGTACAACACTTGAATCTTGTTTTCAATCACAACCAGCTTGTACATCCACGGTGTGATCATTTGTCGTGTGCCCAACAACAGGTCGTTTTGTATGATAGCATCCACAAAGTCACCTCGAGCGTCGTACATGCTTGCAACAATACGTTCAATGACGCCCAGCTTCTTGACTTTAGCAGGTGGACTAATCCAGATTGGCAAGGTAAACTTTAGTGTAGCAATGTCAATGGGATTTTCTGTGCTCATGGGAATGGTTCTTGAAGTCCATTGTGTTGATTCCAGTTCTACAACACTGAGTGATGTCCAGTCCAAGAAGTTGTCTGTACTTTGTATTTCCAAACTGGGATTGAACAAGGTCAGTATTTGTTCCAACAACTGCATTTTTTGATTGGTATTTGATGTCCAAATGTCTAGAGTAATTGTCAACTTGTATGGCACAGGCATCAGTCGTTCAACTGTGAATGCATTGCCTTGTGTGGTTTCGTAACTCTCGGTTGCTGTATCGTAAGTGCGTTGACGAACCACAGTACGTTGCACGTGATATGGTTCTTGCATTCTAGGACGATCGTAATCTAGCCCGGTAATGTAAAAAGTCATCAGCGGTGTGGATGGTAGCGAGTTGGCAGAGTTATCCTGAATGATGGTCTGTGCTTGCCGACTTGCATCACCGTATCTAATAGGCACACGTATCAAGGCCGCCAAGTTGGGATTTTCCTCCTCGCGTCCGTACTCTATCTGGAATCCTGAAAAGATTCTAGTAAACTGTAATAGAAAGCGACGTATTTGGGCGTCGTAAAAAAATTGTTGCATTGTTAACTCGATTTCTGTCCAGGTCGTGTGTCAGGGGCTGGTTTAGGAGGCAGACCTCCATTTTGATCACCATTGTCTGCACGTGGTCGAAGCAACTCGCTCAAACTCTGTCGACTTGGAATGTTACCAAGATCTGTTGTTGGTACAGTGTATGTATTGTTAACAAAGCTGGACCGTAAAGTATCATTGGTTGGTCCGTTATTGAGATCTGTTCTAACATTCTCAGAAATTTTATACCAACGCTTGCCATCATAACGGAACATGCGATTTGGAAAATAATCCAATCTCAAAGCATAATCTCCGGCCACGGCGTCCAGCGGGAAACTAACACCAGCAGTGACAGGCAAGCCATTTGGTGCATGTGCATCACCGGTCAAGTAACCCGAAGTCCATCCAAACCCGTCTGGAGTAACATTCATACCACCTTGTGTGCCGTCCACAGAGTCACCATCTATAGTGGTCAATGAAGTGGGGTTGGCAGGTTGCCCATCCAACAGCGTGGGTACAACATACAAGGGTTTGTTGTCGTAGCCAGATTTTGGCACTTCCACATCGGCCTGTGCAAGGATGGCATCGTTGATTTGATAATCCTTTTCTCTGGTACCTTGTTTGTCGCTGATGGTAGGAGGAGTGTACTCACGCCAGTAATCGGTATCAGTGATATCTGTGCCAGCAGGCGTGTTGACTTTGGCCTGATAATACAC